GGATTATAAGCCAGCTTACGAACTTACCAAACAGCTCAATACCCAATACAAAATAAAAATTACTTCTCTTGATTCTGTTGTATCTACACAGGATCTATATATTGAAGATCTACAAAGCATTATCTTGGTTAATAAAAAATTAACTGCTAATGATTCATTACATATAAGTCTACTAGTTCAGCAAAAAGACTTTCTCAATAAGAATATCAACTTATACAAGAAAGAACTAGACCGACGCGACAAATTCTGGAATAAACCAATATTTGGTGTTATACTCGGAGTTGCTGGTACAGTTGGACTTATACATGTAATCGACTACTCTCTACCTAGATAATTTGCTTATATAATATATTTTTCGTATATTTATTAATATAAGTGGAAAACTATCTATGGCTAAATCATTAAAAGATGTAATAAAATTAGAATTCTCAAGATGCGCAAAAGATCCCGTGCATTTCATGAGAAAGTATTGCTACATTCAACACCCACATCGAGGTAAAATTAAATTTAATTTGTACCCATTCCAGGAGAGAACGTTAACTGAGTTACGGGACCATGATTATAATGTAATTCTAAAATCTAGACAGCTAGGAATATCAACACTATCAGCTGGTTACTCTCTATGGTTAATGCTATTTCACAACGATAAAAATATATTAGTAATTGCAACCAAACAAGAGGTAGCAAAAAATCTAGTAACCAAGGTACGAGTGATGCATGATGGATTGCCTGGTTGGTTAAAAGGAAACTGTGTTGAAGATAATAAACTATCCTTACGATTCTCAAACGGATCTCAAGTTAAAGCTGTCTCTAGCTCAGGGGATGCAGGTAGATCAGAGGCTTTATCATTACTTATAATAGATGAAGCTGCATTTGTTGATAGTATCGATGAAATATGGGCATCTTCTCAACAAACATTAGCTACAGGTGGTGGCGCTATTGTACTATCAACTCCCAACGGGACAGGTAACTTTTTTCATAAAACTTGGGTAGGGGCAGAAGCAGGTACTAATGGATTTAATCCAATAAAGCTTCACTGGACCTTGCATCCAGATCGTGAACAAGATTGGCGAGCTAAACAAGATCAATTACTAGGTGAAAAGATGGCAGCACAGGAATGTGATTGTGACTTTATAACATCTGGTTATACAGTAGTTGATGGTACTACACTTCAATGGTATTTAGAGCAGCAAATCCAGGAGCCTATTGAGAAGCGCGGATTTGATGGAAATTACTGGTTATGGGAGTACCCTGACTATGGTAAGGATTATATGATATCAGCCGATGTTGCTAGAGGTGACTCTACAGATTATTCTACTTTTCATGTTATAGATGTTGAAACACTCACGCAGGTAGCTGAATATAAAGGACAACTACCTACTAAGGATTTTGGTAACATGTTAGTTAATGCAGCAACGGAGTGGAATAATGCACTACTTGTAATTGAAAATGCAAATGTTGGTTGGGCAGCAATACAACCTGCAGTCGATAGAGAGTATCCAAACTTATTTTACTCTTCAGCTGACTTATCAATAGTAGATACCGGTCTTCAATTAAAAAAAGGGTATGATTTAAAAACAAAAGAAAAGATGGTTCCAGGATTTACGACTACTTCGAAGACGAGACCACTAATTATATCAAAGCTAGATACCTATTTTCGAGAAAAATCGTGCACAGTTCGATCTAAGAGATTAATTGATGAACTATTTGTTTTTGTTTGGAAAGGAAGCAAAGCGCAAGCGCAAGGTGGGTATAATGATGATCTAGTAATGGCATTTAGTATAGGTATGTGGGTTAGAGATACTGCTCTCATGCTACGTCAGAAGGGAATGGATTTAACAAGGAGTGCATTAGATAATATATCAGTAAATCGAGGACCTGGTGTATATTCTAATAATGCACCTACTAATAATCCTTGGATCCAAAAAGGTCCTACTGGAGATCAAGATATTACTTGGTTGATTTAATAAAGGTTACAAAAGAGATTAATTATGGCAGATAAAACAATATTTTCAAGATTAGGTAAACTATTTTCAAGCAATGTAGTTGTTAGGAATGTGGGTGGTAAGAAATTAAAAGTTCGAGATACATCACGCCTTCAATCTGTAGGTAATAGTGTTACAATGGGAGTTGACCGGTTTTCAAAATTACGTAAAACAAATGTAAACTTCGGTTACGGTACAGCTCCAGCTCAGAACTTTTCATATAATAAAAATGAATTATACACTGACTATGAATCGATGGATACAGATGCTATTATATCTTCAGCTTTAGATATATATGCAGACGAATCAACTATGAAAAATGAATTTGATCAAGTCCTAACAATCCAATGTCAGAATGAAAATGTACAAAAAATATTACACAATTTATTTTATGATATATGTAATATTGAATTTAACCTTTGGCCGTGGTTACGTAATATGTGTAAATATGGTGATTCGTTCTTGAAACTAGATATTACAGAAGGGTACGGTGTAGTTAATGTTGTTCCACTATCATCATATGAGATGACTCGTGAAGAGGGAGAGGATCCTGAAGATCCTTATAAGGTTACATTTAAACAGGACGGAGCAGGCGGTCAGCTGGAGTACCAAAATTTTGAGATAGCACACTTTAGATTATTATCCGATTCAAATTTTTTACCTTATGGAAAGTCAATGGTTGAACCAGCTAGAAAAACTTGGAAGCAATTAACTATGATGGAAGACGCTATGATGATTCATAGAATAATGAGAGCTCCAGAAAAGCGTATTTTTAAAATAGATGTTGGTAATATACCTCCAAACGAAGTTGATGCATATATGCAAGCTATTATTGATAAGATGAAAAAGGTACCATATGTTGATCAAACAACTGGTGAGTACAATCTTAAGTTTAATATGCAAAATATGATGGAAGATTTTTATCTACCAACAAGAGGTGGTGAATCAGGTACTGGTATTGAATCTGTATCAGGTTTAGATTTTAACGCTATCGATGATATCGAGTATTTACGAAATAAAATGATGTCAGCATTAAGAGTGCCAAAAGCATTTTTAGGATATGATGAACAGGTTAATGGTAAAGCGACATTAGCAGCTGAAGATGTACGATTTGCGAGAACGATAGAACGTTTACAACGAATAGCTGTATCTGAATTAACTAAAATTGCAATAGTACACTTGTATACACAAGGATTTGAAGATGCAGATCTAGTAGATTTTGAATTGTCACTAACAACTCCATCTACAGTATATGAGCAAGAAAAAATAGCTATATGGCAAGAAAAAATAAGACTAGCAACTGATATACAAGGCTCTAAACTTCTATCAGATGAATGGATTTACGAAAATATATTTAATATGGGTGATGCAGCTTGGAAAGATGAGCGTGAAAGTGTTATTACTGATTTGAAATTAAAATTCCGTCAATCACAGATAGAGCAAGAAGGTAATGATCCAGCTAAAACATTAAGATCGTTTGGTACTCCACATGATATGGCTTCTTTAGGTCAACAATCAGGTGAAGAGGTAAGTGATGCTCCAGTTGGTAGACCTGATGTTGGAATGAAGTACAAATCTACTGAACATCCAGGAGGTCAAGATCCTATTGGTGATAAGGACATGCATAAAACCTTTCAACAAGATAAAAATCCTTTAAAGCACAATTTTAGAGGCAATAGCCCGTTAGCTAGGGAGGATAAACGTTCAAAGTATAAAAATGTTATTAAATCTTTAAAATCTACGAGTAAGTCTAGAAGTGTTTTAAAAGAAACATTAACAGATAAAAAGAAAGAGTATAACGATAAAGGTAGTTTATTAGACGAAGGCAATATTATTGACGGAACTATATAATCTTTTTCCAAAACATCATATTTATATATGATAAAAACTATGTCTAACGGCAACGAGGGTAAGTGATGAGCACATTAAAACATTCAAAAATTAAAAATACAGGTATACTATTTGAGTTACTTGTACGACAGGTAGCATCAGATACGCTATCTAGAGATAATTCAGAGGCCGTGAGGATCATTAAAGAATATTTCTCTACTAAAACACAGTTAGGGCGAGAGCTTGAACTATACCAGACTATACTAACTGAGAAGTTCAGCTCAGAATCACAAGCTAATCGATTTATTGATGCAGTACTATCAAGTAGACGGAAACTAAATCAATCTAAATTACGTCGTGAAAAGTATAATCTTATTAAAGAGATCAAAGAGCATTACGATCTTGATAAATTTACAAAAGCAAGAGTTGATAACTATAGAACCTTAGCATCAACATATACTATCTTTGAAAATACATCTTTAAAACCATCTGAAGGAGTTAAAATTAGATACAACTTAGTTGAAGCAGTTACAGGTAAACGAGCTAACAAACAAATTAAAAAACAGATTGTATCTGAATATCAGAAGCAGGATAAAGATATGCAGCTACTATCTTACCAGATCTTGGTTGACAAGTTTAACGAGAAGTATGGTGATTTATCTAATAAACAGAAAAATGTGTTGCGTGAATATATTAATAATGTATCTAATACTAGCAACTTAAAAGAACTTATATCATCAGAAGTACCTCATATTAAACGTACACTTAGAAACAAGATTCGTTCAACTAAAGATCCAGTTATGCGAATTAAATTGAAAGAGGTGGCTAAGCAAGCAACTGCTCTTGGTAAAAGGAATGTTATTAAAGATCAAGAAGTTTTATCTTTAATGAGATTTT